GCTGATGGCCGTCGAAACCTCAGTCCCGACCGAGGTCACGTGGCTCTGCGTCGTCGAGACCGCCGTGCCGACGGACGTGACGTGGCTCTGTGCCGTCGACACCGCCGTGCCGATCGAGCCGGCCTCCGATGTGGCTTGTGACTGGGCCGTCGAGACCTCTACGTTTTGCGCGGACGCATGCCCGTAGGTCTCGACGACGATGACTTTGTCGAGCCAGACCTTCGGGCTGGTCTGGTCGATGACATACACGACGATGCGCGCGGCGTTCATCTCGGTCGCCGACAAGACGAGCGAGTAGCCCATTCCCTCGTCAACGAACGCATCGGCGTCGAGCTCCTCCTCGGCGGCCTCGTCACGCATGATGTTGACGTCGCCCGTCGCCGATGCCGCGTCCGTCTTCAGGTCGATGCCGTCGGTTTCGTAGAGCTCGAAGTCGATCGTCGCCTGGACGCCGTATTTCCTCTGATGAACGCCCTGCATTTATTCGCCCTCTATCCTGCGGCGGAAAAGTACTACACCAGCAACTGCCGCCTCGAACGCGCCCATGTCGTAGGCCGCGCCCTCCGGCCTCGCCAGTCCGGCGATGTCATCAACGACGCCAACGCCGCTCAGGTCGGCCCCGGCGTCGATGGCGTTCGACCCTGCCTTGAGCGTAAGGTCGTCGCCGGCGTAGTCGGTGAATATGTCCGTCTCAACCTGATTCGACAGCGTGCCCGCGCCGTCCCATCCTTCGCCCACGAGCGTGTTGTCACTGTCTGCGTTGTGGTCGGACGTGACTACGCCATTGGCGAGCGCCCCGTTGTCGGAATAATCGATGCCGTTATCGAGGCAGAGATTGTTCCGCAGGATCACGTTGGCGGTGGCCGTACCGCCGTCGCCGGAATCCTCATAAGCTTTGAATCCAACGCTTCCCTCGGTACAGGTGTTGTTGTAGAAGCTCAGGTTGAGCACCACGGCGATAGCAGCGTCCGAGCGCACGAGCACTATAAAACAAGGGCCGTTCCCGCCCATTATGAAAAGATTGTTCCATATCTTGACCGAGAAATTGGCGTTGAGTGTGTGCCTATAATACATATAGATAGCACGAGCACCGCACGCCGTCGCCCGGTTGTCAAACAGGCAACCTTCGACCTGGAGGCCCTCTACGCCACCCTTGTAGGCGTAGAGCATGTGGTCCGCTGTCACATGGGTTCGGACGAAACGGATGCCCTTGACGTGGAGGAAGTTATCTGAGCTAGAACGCACCCCCTGCTGGCCGTTCCCGATGTTGATGTAACAGCCGGCAGTCGGATCGCCGTTATTCGCCTCGCCCGCCGCCGCCCAAAGCTCAGGGTGGTCAACTGCATCGGCCGACCAGTTAGCAAACGCCACCATGCCGAGGTCGCCGCCGGTATAACAGTCGCCCCGCTGATGGTCATTGGCCTTCCCGTCCATCGCGGTTTCCCAGGCTTGAGCACTGGCGTAATCACCACCGCCGGCGGGCTTGATTGTCAGTACGTTAACGGCCACTACGGCTTCTCCAAGATTGCGGCTGTCGCCCAATTCTTCTTGATCGCAAGCCGATCAAACTCTTTATGCCCGTCCGGTGTCGTCCCGATGCTCGCGGCCGCCAGGTTGATCGTTACCGCTGATTTCGTCATCAGTTTCTCGACCGGCTCGCCATCGACAACATCAATTGTGCGGCGCTGAGCGAACGGCAACGCAACGACGGGATGCGGCTCGTGGACAACCGCCTTCGCGTGGTCGAGGATGTCCGTCACGTCACGCCCGTTGGCGATGCGATCACCGGCCGGTGCGCCCTTGAGGGCCGCCGTCACGCCCGCCTTGAGTTCATCCTCCGTCAGATGCACGATCTCGTAGAACGAGCCGTCGGATTCCTTCCGGCCCCAGACGGGCTTCGGGTTGTCTGGCTTGGCGATAATGATCTCGCCGGTTGTCTTCACAACGAGCAGGTGCATCAGATTTCCTCTTCCGTCAGATTGCGAACTTGAGAGCGAGCGACACCGCCGCAATGATGAGCACGCCAATGCCGATGCGGACGTCGACGCGGCGGTCGCGTTCCTTGTCGCGGTTCTTCAGCACGGCGAGCTCGCTGCCGCGTTCCGCACAACGTGCCTCGATCGTCTCGATGTGGCCGTCGATCTTCTTGCTGATGCCGCCGATGTCGTGCTTGACCTCGAGCCGCAGGCCCTCGTTCTGTTTGCGCAGCTCGCGGAACGCTTCGCGGATCTCGTCGTCCATCAGGTTTCCTTTCCGCTCTTACCGAGATAGCCCTTGTCGCCGAGCTTCGCGTCGAGCGCCCCGCCGACGCCGGCGGTGCTCGCCTTCGCCTTCACCGCCTTCTTCACGCCCTTGCCCTTCGCCTGCTCGACCGACTCGATCAGGACGTCGGCGATCGTGCCGGACTCGGCGGCCTCGGCCTGCCAGCTCGCGACCTCTTTTCGGAACACCCGGGCCAGGACGATGATGCCGACGACGGCCCCGGCCAGCAGGATCACGCCGGCAATGACGGCGGTCTTGTGCTGCTCGTAAAACATCCCGAGCGAAATCGCGGTATAGGCCAATGACCATCCGCCGACCGCGAAGAGCCCGACCTTCCACGTCGTCTTGATCCAGAGGACGATCACGCCGGCCAGCGCGACGGCACACGATATCCCGAGCACGATCCAGGCCAGGCGGCCCCGCTCGCTTTTCAGTTCCGCGATCTCTTTGTCCTGTTCCTCTTTTGCTTTTCGCGCAGCCTCGCGTTCGTCCTCTTTTGCTTTTCGCGCAGCCTCGCGTTCGTCGGCCCGGCCAGTCTTTTCCTTCTGGATGGCCAGCTTCAGGTCCCGGATCGTCTCGTCAGTCGGCGGCAGTACGTCGCCCGGTCCGGTGAGCTGCTCAAGGGCGACGACGCCGTCGCGCAGAAACTTCGTCTTCGGAGCGTGCGGATCCGCGCCGTCCTCGTAGACTTCGTTCGCGACGGGGACCATCGAGCTCGCGAGGTCCGCCACGGCCCCGCCCTCGAGCGGGTCCCGGTGCGACGGCGTCGGCCCGTTCTTGCAGCTCGTCACGACCGCCAGGACCGCGACGGCCACCAGGATCATCTTGCCCGCACTTCTCATTTCTCGCCCTCCTCATTCTGTGCTTCGGCCTTGGGTTCGATGATCAGCCGCTCATCGGTGTCCTCGACGATCGTGACGAGGTCGAGGTCGAGCACGACGATGGCGAGCGGGAAGTGCTCACCGGCTGAAACGTCATGTCGCACGGCCTCCTCGAAATGGTCGCGGCTGAGGGGCTTGATCAGGACGCCGTTCATCCTTCGCCTCCGGTGTAGAAGCTCTCGCCGTGGCGCGCGCCCTGCTCGGACTTGAGCAGCTCGAGGGTCGCGGCGAAATCGCTCTCGTCGCTGATCTCGGTGACCGCCCAGGTCTCATCGCCGATGGTGACCGTGGCGTCGCCGTGCGGATTGGCGACGTCGTCCGTCGAGATGCGGCAGGTGCGGGTGTACAGTGTCTCCTCGCCGACCTCCTTGAACTCCTCGTTCGTCCGGACCGGGCCGAGCCGCGCGGACACCTCGACGCCGGCCTCGTTGCGCGGGGTGTAGGTGACGGTCGTCTCGATCGCGCCGAGCAGGCCGTTCGTCGTCGCGTTCTTCATCGTGTCGCCGAACGTCGTCATAAAAACCAGTTCCGAGTTCCGAGTTACGAGTTAAGAAGTCCGCAGATTTCACAGAACGACTTTCACTCAGATCGGTGCGACGCCGACGCCGAACGTGAAGCTCGCGCTGGCGCTGTCGTCGATGATGACCACTCGGGCGCGCCATTCGTCGGCGAATATGTTGCGGACGTTCGCCTCGGCCAGCGCGGCCCCGACCTCGAATTCGGCCTGGGCGGCCGCCATCGTGATCTTCGCGACGTAGCGCTTTGCGCCCGCGTTGCCGTCGTGCTGCGTGAAGTGGATCACGTCGATCCAGTCGAGCCCGTTCGGCCGCGTCTGGATGTAGACGTCGAGCTTGTCGGCCGCGGTCGATTCGTCGACCGTGACGTCGAGCACGGCGACCAGCCCGTGCGCGTCCTGGCCGACGCTCTTGATGCCGTCGAACAGATGGACGATGTCGCTGTTGAAGCTCGCGATCCGCGCCGCCAACGCCAGCAGCGTGACTGGTTCGAAAAGTGAATTCATCTGACTGTCCTCCTCCTTTTTCTGTGCGACTGAGCGATCTGTTTTTCCAGATCAACCACCTTGAGCTCGCTTTGCGTCAGCCGCAATTTCAGCACCTCGTTCATCAGCACATAGTTGAACTGGTCCGTCGGCGTGAGCTTGATGACCCTGCTGCCGGCGCCCGCGCCCATTTGCCTGCTCCTCATTCAGAGGGGGGGGGAGTCCGGGGGATCGGGGAGCGAAGCCGACCCGGCCCGGACCCCTGTTGGAGAGCACTCGCCGGCGAGCACCCTCTCGTAAACTGCCGTCATCGTCGGCCCGAATACGTCGAGGTCGAACTTCCCGAGCCAGGGCTTGACCTGCTCGGCGAGGTGGTGGCGATACTCGACCCGGCCCACATCCCTGATCTGCCGGATGACCTTCACGATCTGCGCCGCGACCGCCGCCGGGTGGTGGGGCTGCGCGGTGTACGGCGTGAGGCTGCAGGGCTCGGCGGCGAGGACGGCGGTGCCGCAGCAGAGGGGCTCGACGATCGTCCGCGTCGCGATGCCGTGCGGCGAGACGAGCAGGTCGATCGACCGGTAGACCTCGGGCATATCGTCGACGCGGCCGTGCACTTCGCCGAGCGCATCGAGGTCGCGCAGCCGCTGGAAGAACCATTCGCAGACGGGCGGCGCGTTGCTGTTCGCGTCGACATCGACGGAGAACAGATGCACGCGGAGTCCGGGGATTTCCTCGGCGGCGAGGCACGCGCCGCAGGCCATCGTGAAGATGTCGGTGTCCTTCCGCCAGGCGTCGGAGATGAGGATGTTGAACTGTCCGCGCACCGCGGGCGGTATCTCGCGGACCGGGCCGTCGGGCGTGAACCGGGCGCGGTCGATCGGGAGCGAGTCGATCAGCTCGAGCTTCTCGGCCGGCAGCCCGACCTGCCAGTAGGGGAAATGCTGGGGCCACATGGTGATGAAGCGGCGGATGCGCGGCCAGCTGGCGATTCGCTGGAAGAGCGAGAGCGTCTGCTCGGTCCCGCGGCTGTTCCGCTCGGTCAGGTAGCAGTCGCGCGGCCGGCCGTGGAGGATCCAGATTATCGGAGCCTCTGTCCCGACGATCCATTCATCGGGTATGCCGGTGTGGGCGACGATGATATCGGCGTCGCGGACGTCGGCGTGGTCGGTGGTCGTGAGGGTGAAGTCGCCGCGCTTGTCGGTCTGCCCGACTTTGGCCGGCAGGCCGTCGTTGCTGAGTCCGACGTCGACGAACCGGGCGTCGTGCCCGGCGAGACAGTCGGCCTTGACCATGTCGGCGGCGGCCTCATACAGTCCGCTCCGCGTGGGCGCGAACAACGAGAAATGTGCAATCTTCATCTTATCGCTCCAGTAACAAGAGAGATTCGTGCAGGGGAGAATCATGCTTGCTGACGGTGCCCCATCGCTCCAGTTCAGAGGCGGTCCAGCAGGCAAGATGCCGCTCGGCGGCATTCCCCTGCAATGCGTCCTGCTCGAAGAAGTCGGCCGGTGTGCTGACGAGGAAGTGTGTGCCGTGCTCGGCGATCAGGTCGAGCAGCCAGGTGCCGTCGACCTTGTGCAGATGCTCGAGCATGTCGATGCAGAGGATGAGGTCGTAGTGCCCGAGCGTCGGCAGAATGGCGACAGCGTCGCCGATGTGGATCGTGTTGTAGAGCGCCGTCTGGTGGGGCATCACGTTCGGTGCGTGTATCTCGATGCCGTCGATCACGACGGCCCAGTCGCCCGGCTGGATGCGGAGGTGCCAGATGTCGGCGTATTGCCGGGCGATCATTCCGCCCATCCCGAACCCGAGGCCGACGTCGAGCACCGACTGCGGCTGCTCGGCAAGGATTTTGTACGCGGCCGCCTCGATCCAATTCGGGAAGCTGTGCGGCATTTTGCCCTCCTTTTAAGCGGAGGGCGCTCGAGCCGGGAGCGCCCCCCTGGTTTCTGCCTTATGCCAGCGACGCGCCGGCGGTGAGGGCGCGGGCGCGCACCGTCACCTTGATGTTGCCGCCGGAGTCGCCGGCCCCGTCATCACCGTGCATGTAGATGATCTTGGTGCTCTCGAGGACTCGCGGTGTCCACGCGGTCACCCCGCCGTCGGTCGCCTTGAGCGTGGCGTTCCCGGCCAGGCCGCCGCTGACGTTCTTGAACAGGTCGTTGGCAAGCCCGGTCGTCCCGAAGGCGTTGTTGCAGGTCAGCTCGACGCTGGTCATCGTCGCCAATGCCGTGCCGTCCTTCGAGAAGATGATGTCCTCGATGAGGACGTCGCCCGTCGCCGTGAAGAGCGCAAAGCTCTGGGCGTTGGAGGGGATGCTGTCGTCGGCGATCGTCTTGGTGAAGTCGAGAGAGCGGCCCGGGCCGGTGACGGCCGTCCCGACCGATGTCACGTGGCTCTGCGCCGTCGAGACCGCCGTGCCGACGGAGGTCACGTGGCTCTGCGCCGTCGAGACCGCCGTGCCGACAGAGGTGACGTGACTCTCGGCCGTCGATACCTCGGTCCCAACGGATGTCACGTGGCTGACGGTCGTGCTATGCGCCGCCGTGACCGTGCTGGTGCAGGTCGAGACCGCCGTGCCGACCGATGTGACTGCGGTGGTGAGGTCGCCGGTGTCGGTGACGTTTTCGATCATCTCGCCGACCGCACCTCCGTTGATCGCGCAGATGAGGTCGAACGAGTAGTTGAGCGCGGTGAACGCCTCGCAGTGCTCGACGATGTAGCCATCACAGTTCGCACCGAACTCGATGGGGCCCTGCGCCGCGGTGGTGCCGTTCGAGCCGTCCCACGCGGCGGTCGCAGCGGACCCGTCGCCGTCGCGCTCGAAGAACTTGCAGTTGTCGACGTGCAGGCCCCAGACGGCGCCCGTGCCGGGCGACGCGCCGATGCCGAATGCGTTCGCCTGGCCCACGAAGAACTTGCAGTCTGTGATCGTCGGCCGGAGCGTGTTCTCCGTCGAGTTGGCGACGAAGTTGACGCCGTAGAGCAGGTCGCGGCCGCGGCAGTTGTGGATCAGGACGTCCTCGGCCCCGCCGACGACCTCGACGCCGAAGCCGGTGAATGTGGTGACGATGGCCGAGTCGTCGAAGATGCAGTTGAGGATCGTGGCCCGGTGCGCGGCGGCCCCGACCTTGATGCCGGCGGCCGTGCAGCTGTCGCCGGTGTGGACGGTGCGGATGCCGTCGACGAGCACGTCGGTGCCCGTGACGCTGACCACGTCCTCGTCGTCGGCGAGCGTGAGGGTGTAGCCGGACTCGGGGTTCTGTTCGGCCCCGGGGCAGACGACGCGGATCCCGGCCTTCGCGAAGGCGAGCGATGCGGTGAGCGTCTCGCCGCCGGTCCGGTCGAGGATGATCGTGTCGCCGGCCGATGCCGCGGCGTAGGCGAGCACGAGCGTGCTGACGCAGTGGAGGTTATTGATCCCGTCGTAGCCTGCGACGCCGCCGACGGAATCGACGAAGTAGATGTCGTGGGTGGGGTCTGCGATTGCGACCGCGCCCGCGTACATCTTTTGCTGGACGATCTGCTCCTTCAGCGATATTAAATGACCCATTGCAGCACTCCTTTTTCCACGCGGCTCTTAGTCCGCGAGAAAGGCTCCGCCGCCGCGGTGGTCGGAGCAGAGCTCCGGGCGGCGGCAGCGCCGTATTGACACGCCCGAAATTCACGCGGCCACACGTGTGCCGCGTGCCCCCCCGCTGCTGTACGCGGCAGGGGGACCCGGACGATTTCTTACGCGGCCGGTGCGGTGGCCGCCTGGAGGCTCTGCACGAAGTAGACGTAGTCGGTCGCGCCGATCTCGACGTCCCAGAAGAGGCTGGCCTGGAAGACGATGAGAGCACGCAGATAGCTCTCGGTGTTCTCGCCGAGGGTGTTGTACTCGAACCGCATCTTCCACTTGCGGATGAACTGCTTCTGCGGCCGGCCGAAGTACCAGGCCGACGTGGAGAGGTCGTCGAGCTTCGGCGAACTGAGAAGCTTCGGGCGATACGAGCCGCGGGGGCCCCAGGTGTTGATCTCGTTCTCGATGCCCGGGGTGTATTCGCTGTTGAGGATCTTCTGGGCCACGCCGACGATCGCGTCGGGTACGAGCAGGACGCTCTGGCTCACCGGGATGGAGATGCGCTTGCCGCGGCTGTTCTGCATCGCGGCGAGCACGGCCCGCGCGTTCTCGAGGTCGGTGTAGTCGACGAGGGCGTTGTTGTCGACGCGCGTCCCGCTCGGCGCCCGGGTGCCCGGGTTGTCGGCGGTCGAGTTGTAGAGCCGGGTGCCCGTGCCGTCCGGATGGAAGACGTAGGGCTCGGCCGGTGTGGCGTCGGAGCCGTCGATATCGCAGACCCTGCGAAGGGTCTGTTCCTCGACCCGCTCGTTCGCGATCTCGGCCAGTGCGTTGACCTTGGTGACGATCCCGGCGATGTCGTTCTCCTCGATCATCTCCTTCGTGATGGAGAGCCGGCGGCCGTTCTTGCGGTGGGCGATGGTGTATTTCTCTTCGCCTGCGCCGATCTCGGGCGCCTCGGCGGCCTCGAGGAGGTTGTCGACCTCGACGTCGAGCGACGTGATCGCCGCGTAGGTCGAGATCTTCTTGTTGTCCTCGCGCTCGGTGACGAGCTCCTGGCCGATGGTCGGGACCGCCTCGTAGGCATCGTTGACGCCGGCGACGATGAGCCCGCCGGACAGCAGCGCGAATGCGGACGACATGATTGTCCGCTGCGTCCCCATGTCGTCGAACGTGGCCGGGACCTTGACGTCGGCGAACGCCTGCCAGAGGCGGCGGAGGTCCGTCACGTCCTCGAGTCGGAGCTCGCCCTTGTCGATGAGGCCCTGGACGCGGAGCATGAAGGTGTCGGGCTCGTTCTGGGCGAGCGAGCGCAGGCTGCCGATATCGAGGGCACCGCCCCCGATCTGGATGTCCGCGAGAAAACGTCGTCTCTTCTTCTTGTCATCTGGCATTGCCGTGTCTCCTTTCTGTTGGTGCCGTGTTCGCGCCTAAGCGGCGGGCGCGTTACCGCCGTGCCGCCGGCTATGCGACCTGGAACACCTTCAGCCAGCTGACGGCCTCTTTGAACGTAATGCGCGCCTTGCCCGCGTTCCGCAGCGTCTCGCCGGAATCGGGGCTGGCATCGTCGGCCGCGTGCCCCTGCTTCAGCGGGTAGTGGTCCTGGTCTGCGATCTGGCCGATGGTGTTGCCGCCCGTCTCCGACAGCGTCTCGGAGTCCGACGTGATCATCGCGGTGCCGATCGCCGGATTGTTGTCGGTGTCGATGTCGAACTCGAAGACATCGCCGGGCCGCGGCACGATCACCTCGTAGTAGCCGGCGCGGTCGCCCGACTTAATCTCCTCGTTCCCGATGACGATGTTCGCGCTGCCGGCGACGTCGGCTCCGACCGGCTCGAACCGGCTGGTCGTGTCGGCGGTGAGCGAGAGAATCTCGCCCTTCTTGATCGCCTGCGTGACCCCGGCCTGGAACTTGCCGAGCATGATGAGCGGCTCCATCGCGCCGAGCAGGTTCTTGAGCCATCGAACGTTATTGGTTGCCATTGCTGTGTCTCCTTTCTGTCAGTACCGTGTCTCGCGCCGAAACGCCCTGCCGGCCGGCCGGCCGGCTATGCGACCTGTAAGACCTTCAGGGCGCTGACGGCTTCCTTGAACGTGACGCGCACCTTCGGGATGGTCCGGAGGGTCTCGCCGGAATCCGGGCTGGCGTCGTCGGCCGTGTGGCCCTGCTTGAGCGGGTAGTGGTCCTGGTCGGCGACGTAGGCGAGGATGTTGGAGCCCGAGGCTACGAGGGTCTCGGAGTCCGACCAGTACATGGCCGCGCCGACCGCCGCGTTGCCCGCCGTGAGAATATCGAACTCGAAGACGTCGCCCGGGCGGATGACAATGATCTCGTAGTAGCCCGCGCGGTCGCCCGCCTTGAGCTCCTCGTTCGCGATGGCGACGTTCGCATTGCCGGCGAAGTCGTCGTCCATCGGGATCCAGCGGGTGTTGCCGTCGTCGGTGCGCTCGAGGATTTCGCCGCGCTTGATCGCCTGGTCCGTCCCGGACTGGAACAGGCCGAGCATGATGAGCGGCTCCTTCGCGCCGAGCAGGTTTTTGATCCATCGCAATTGATTCGTTGCCATTATTCGGTCTCCTTTCGTTCAGCGTGTTTGTGCGTCGTGACAAGCCGGTCGGCTGCGAGCCGGTTCAGCCGGTCACCGAGCGCGTCAGCACCTCGTCGTCGACGTCCGCGAGCTTCTCCGGCTTGTCCTCGCCGTCCTTCCGCTTGGCGTCGGGTTTCGCGGCCGACGGATCGGGCGGCTCGGGGCTGCCGGCCGGTGTCGAGTCATCGGCCACTTTCTTGAGCAGTTCGGTCCGGGCCTGGTCGACGGTGATGGGCTTCTTGGTCGTGTCGTCGACGCGGAGCACGAGCTCGTCGGCGAATCCCTCCATCCCACGGGGCGCCATCTCCTGGATCTCGCGCTTGCGCGCGGCCGTCTCGGTTTCGGGCGTGGGCGGTGCCGCAGGCGGGGCCGCAGGCGGATCCTCGCCGGCGTCGTTGTCGAGCTTCCAGAGCTGGCGGTACTTCTTCTCGCCGTCCTCGGTGAGGTCGGCCCGGTCGATGTCGAGCTCGTCCTTGAGCCATTTCTCAAAGTGAGTCATTTGCTTTACCTCCTTCTTTGGGGGTGTGGTCCGGCTTTCTATCGCGGCCCGGACCTTTGCCATCTCGTCCGCCCCGATCGGGCAGAGCGAGTTCTCTTTCAGTTCCCATTTCGTCGTGATGCGCAGCTTGCGGTCGCCGGCGGTGTACGTCTTGCCGTTGACATCGGCCGATTCGCCGGGCGCGATGTCGACGTAGCCGTCGGGCAGGACGCGGTATCCGATGGAGCAGTCGGTGACGTGCCCTTCCTTCACCTTCATCGCGGCGTCGGCCTCGGCCTCGGAGATGAAGTTCCGGCCGATTAGCTGGTCGCCCACGACGCGGATGTCGCGGGTCGACCCGAGCTGCTTCGCGATCGAGTAGCGGTTGTGCGCGTCGCAGAGCGGGATCTGCCCGGTCGCGGGGATCTGCACCCCGTCCATCCGAAGGATCTCCTCGATTACCTCACAGCTCCACATGTCGAAGACGACGACGGGCGTCTCGGTCGCGAGCGTGGCCTCGAACGACCGGTCCGACTCGTTGTAGGTGTCGGAGCGGACGTGGTACGACCGGACGGTGAGGTCGCGGCGCTGGAGGCCGTCATCGAGCTGCGGCCGACCGCTGTTCGTCGCTGGCCCGGCGCTCTGCCGCTTCGGCCCTTGCTGCTTTCTTCGCATTTTCTTTCGCCTCGTCTTCGCTGACATCGTCTGCGTCCTCCTCTGCATTTGCGTTTGCGCTGGTCGGAGCGGCGGGTGCCGCCGGCAGCCCGGCCGGCAGCGGGGCCAGCTCCATCTCCTCGCGCTTGTCGTTGCGGAATTTCTCGGCCCGGCACTGGGCCTCGTAGACTTCCTCGTAGTCGTAGCCGTGCTGCGCGGCGAGCGTGTATTCGTCGATCGCGCCGATCCGGAGCTCGATCTCCGCCGCCTTCGCGTCCTTGACGGGATCCACCCACGGCCAGCCGTTGCAGACCCAGTGGACCTTGGGGAAGAGATCGCGGCTGACGCTGCGGAGGCGGGCGTCGCCCCGGAGCTTCGCGTCCTCGAGCACGCTCTCCCAGACCCAGGCGAGCAGCTTCTCAGAGAGCCAGGTCTGGAAGATGCGGTAGACCTGGCGGGCCTCGAGCAGGTCGGTCCGCGCCGATGAGTAGGTGCTGTCGCCGAAGTCCTTGAGGATGACCTGCCAGGGGAGGCCGAGAGCCGCGCCGATCCGGCGGGCGAGCATGATGATGAACGCGGTGAGCTCGGGGGTTGGGAAGTTCGGGATGAAGGAATCGATGGACTCGCCCGGGTAGAGGGACATCAGCATGCCCGGCTCGATGTTCTGGTCGAGCTGGAAGCCGTATTTCTTCGCGGTCGCGTCGACGACCTGGTCGATCGGCATCTCGGTCTTGATGAATGCCGCGAGGCAGGCGGCGATCTGCGTCCGCTTGAGCGACGCGAGGATGAGCAGGTCGAGGTCGTGGAGATCCTGAAGGATGGCGTGGAAGAGCGGGACGCCGTGCGTCTGGCCGGGGCGGCGGGGGTGGAGCCGGAGGTGCTTGATTTCGTCGATGGGGACGCGGGTGAACTGGTCGGGGGTGAGTGTGCCGATCGCTTTGCCCGGGACGGCTGCGGTGCCGAGCCCGGTCATGCCGACGAACTTGCCCGGATGCTGCTTGCAGACCCAGATGGCGACGGGCACGCCGGCCGGGTCCTTCTCGACGCCGTCGCGGATCGAGCCGCCCTTGACTTCGGGCTCCGCGCCGCGCGGCGTGCAAACGCGGTCCTTCTCGATGGTCTCGAACCAGAGCGGCTCGGCGGGTGTGCGGCGGGCCTTCTTGACGAACGTGCCCCCATCCTCGAGCGCCTTCGCGACGACGAGTGCCTGAAACTCGGCCTCGGTGAGGTCGTCGGCGAGTGCGAGATGGTCCTTCCGCTCCTGCCAGACGGTCTCGATGGCCTCGTTCTTCTTCGGGTCGCCGGTCCGCGCCTGGCCGCGTATGCCGGTGCCGACGACGTTGCTGACGAAGTTGTTCGTGATGCCGGAGCCGATGGGGTCGACGCGGTTGAGCTCGCGGCTCTTGCTCATCAGCGACGGAAGATCGGGGATGATGTGCCGGTCGGCCTCGCCGTCGCCCCCGAGCCAGGGGGTCTTGCTCGTGCCGGACTTCGCGTCGCGGTATCCGCGCGCGTGCATCGCGGCCTCGATGAAGTGGCGGTACTCGACGTCGCGGTCGTAGCGTCGGAAGTGGCGGCGCATTGCGACCCGCTGCTCTCCGCGCTGCGCGAACGTCTCGACGAGGAAGTCGACGGCCCGCTCGCCGCGGGTCGAGCATTTGGTGAGCGCGTAGTGCGCGTCGGGCGTCATCGTCATCGTGCGTGACTCGTTCGGGTGGTGATGAGCCGCTTTGTGCTGGCGTACTTGATGCCGCTTTTCTCAGCGATCTCGATGGCCTTGCCGAGCTTTTCGAGGGACTCGCGGCGCTGGACGGTCGCTCCGCTGTCGCTGATTTGGAGTTCGAGGCCGACGTTGATGGCCTCGGCCAGGGCATATTTGCCGTAGGCGAGCGCCCAGTTCTGGGCGATGATGGCGTCGCCGCATTCGGCACACGCGGTCTGAAAGGCTGTGACTGTGATGGAGGTTGCCATCGCGGCTCCGGAAACTGGTGAGCCCAAAGAAAAAGGCCATCTGAGGATCTGGCCCCAGATGGCCTTCATATTTCGCTCGAGCAGCCGTCGCCGCTCAGCGTCCTTTGGGTTGTCTATCTATCGTAATCGCGGGAATTGGGGGCAAACTTGAACGGGAGCTATACAGACTGTAGATAAAGATTGGGGGATTCACCACGGATGAACGGGGATAAAGACAGGTCAGGCAAGGAGTTTCGAGAGATGCGTGAGGGCGGATGTGTGGAGCTGGCTGGCGCGGCCCCCGGGCCGGCTCAGGCCCGGCAGACAGTCGCAGAGCCGCTGGCCTTTCCAATAGCGGGCGACGAGGACGGCGCGTTCGTCCGTGGGCAGCTCGGGCAGGAGGTGTTCGAGGTCGAGGCGGCCGTCGACCAGGGCGACGTGCGACGGCCCGGGCGCGGGAACGATGTCGCCGAGGACGCGCGGCCGGCCGCCACGACGCGGTCCGATTGGCTCATCGAGCGAACGCATGGGGCCCGCCTGGTGGACATTACGGCCCCCTGTTTCGATGCGGATGGCGTCTTTGATTCGGCCATAGATGATGACGGACGCGTATCGGCGGAACGGTCCGAGCCGCGGCTGCCAGTGGTCCGCGGCCTCGATGAGCCCGATGGTGCCCACCTGAATCAGGTCGTCGAGGTCGAGCAGGCAAGTCGCGTAGCGGGGCTGTTTGTACGCGATCTTCCGCGCCAAGTTGAGGTGCTTGCGGGTCATTCGTTCGGCCCGGGTCATTTGGCGATGGGCTCCGATGTGGCCTTGGCGAAGAGCGGGCCGAATGCGTGTGCGATTCGGGCGCGGGCGATCTCGACGGCCTCGGGGTCGCTGTCTACGCCGATGAAGCGGAAGCCTTCGAGTGCGGCGGCGACGCCGGTGCTGCCCGAGCCGCAGAACGGATCGAGCACGAGCCGGCCCGGCGGGGTCACCAGCCGGCAGAGGTATCGCATCAGCGCGACCGGCTTGACTGTGGGGTG